CTTGTAGTGCTCCCATATCACTTTACGTAAGTACGACCACGATAGCAGAAAGTGCCGTGAGACTCTTTTGCTGCTTTGCGAACTTCACACTTTACACCACGATATGCAGTGTGAGTGATTTGTGCATCGTGAACAGCAGATGCTTTGTTGATCTGCTTCTTGATGATTTGAAGGGTGTTCATAAGTTTACTCCTGAAATACTAGGGATTTTTAGCCCCGTTCCTTCAGTCGTTTGCGTCCCAGTAATGACTACACTCAGGTACAGATTCCTTTACGGTCTCCACTAGTTCTACCACAATTTTAGGTGATAGTTCTGATTTGTTTGCTTGGATTTTGAGCATTAATGCATCAGCATCAGCACAAAGCATACCGGAGTATAAAAGTAGTTCAATCATGGGATGAACGCTCCGTTCCGCGACTTACTTGCGTCTCATGTAAATGTACCTTCACATTGACCTTCTACTTTTGACTTAAGATATCCTATTAGATTTAATTTTGACCGAAGGTCAAGATTAGGATCTGCTTGGATTTCCACTCGTCTCTGTAAGAACCTTTCACAACTGATATGCCACCCATAGGGGTTGCCGTCATCATGATTGGCAAGGGTCAATGCCAGTAAGATACTGAGCATGAGATGAACGTACAGGTATTATATACCTTATGAAGTATATAGTCAAGTACTTGTGTATCTTGTGATACAGTTTAAAAAACCTTAACAGTCAAAAATTTTGGCGAAAATTTTTTCCACCTTTTGGGAAATCACTTCTTCTTTTTGGATTCGGGTGGCTTTACACCCCAGAGTTTTGGATTGATTCTACCCTCTGCCTGTTTCATAGTGACAAAATCTTTCTTGAATTTGTCGTAGTAATAATCAAATATTTCAGACTGCTTCGCAGCTGCTGCAATGTCATATTTACTGACATTATCTACTTTATATTCAACCACAAATGCATTATTAGGCAGAGTACGATCCTCTGCCTTATCAACATCACAATCTTCAAATAAAATTTTCATATCAACCCCATTGAATATCAGGATACGCTTCCGCGACAATTTCTTTTGTAATTTTGAACTTGGACTCAAGATCTTTATCCTTACACAGACAGACAATCTCTGCCTCAAGAGGATGAAGACCTTGAAGAAGATTAATAAACATGGACTCACGACGAATTCCATTCATCGCATCATTACCACCTTTCACAAAGTGATAAAAGTTCTTTGCTTCTCTACGAATCGTGGTTCTACCTTGCTGATCAGCATTACCCAAAGAGAATGATCCAGTCTCATACATTCTACGGGTCTCTAGATCAATCTTTTTAGAGAGTGTGCCACTAGAAGTCGTCTGCTCATCATAAGAAGAATATGGCACTTCACCTGGGGGAAGTGCACTCTTAATCGTCTCGTCGAAGTTCCACTTAAAAACAATTTTTAGATGAAGTTCCTCATATTTCTGAAGAACTTCCACCTTTTTTGCTTTTGATCTTTGCTTGCTTACCAGATCAAGAACTTCAAATACGAGTGGTTGTTTAGGTAGATCAAGTGATGCTACCTTTACTGTCCTCGGTTTTTTAGGACTCGTCTTCGTCGCTTCCTTCTTCGTTGTAGTCATAATAGTTTTCAAAATTAAATGCAATCACCTCATCTGGAATTAAGTTTCCTTGTTCGTCAAACATCTCGGGGTGAGGCCTTGGTACTTCCCGATAGTTCATCATATATTCTCTAGCAGTCCATCCACCTATTAGTCCCACAACTAAAAATAGGATGGTCAAAAATGAACCGAAGACTAAACTTACTGCTAACATTGTTCTTACCTCTGGGAACTAACTCTTTTTTTCCTAAAGTTTAAGGAAAACTCAAAATTGATAGTTACTTCCCTCTTGAAGAAGCAAACCATCTTTTCAAATCTTATTTGAAACGATTTTGGTCTCTTCTTCCCTCCATTAAGTAGTAAATCTACTCCGCGATTGGAGCAGGTCTTAGATTTATTTATGCTAAGTTCAGAGGAGTTTTTCTTCTCTGAGGAATTTGATGGTGTCAACGCATCCTCCTAAATTTTTACCGTCACATACGACCTGTGGAAAAGTAGATCCTTCTCCAAAAATAGAATAAAATTCTTCCCTGGAATAATCTTGGTCAAGAGTATTAACTGAGTAATCACAATTCACTCTTCCCAAAACTTCTTTCACTTTAACACAGTATGGGCATCCTGCCTTTGAGTAAACCTTAAATTTCATCAATCAAAAAAGAATATGTGGAAAAGTCTAGAATCTTCCTTTGTTTGTCCAAAGTATTCTGATGCTGCATGAATATTTTGAGCATCAAAAATGAAGAGTCTGTTGAACACATTACCAATAGAATCAACTAACTCAAACTTAGTTCGGTCAAAAAATCCGCCAGCGTAAATTTGATTGTTAAAGTTGGGATCACTTGTTCTTCGTGCGCCATTCTTGTGAGCATACAAAGAAGTTCCTGTGCTGTATGGAGCATCAGGATTTAAGTATAGCATAGCTGCCCATGTCTGTCCATCGTTATGATAAACAATGGGATCTTGAGATGTGCAGAATTGAAATCTGCCACACATTCCATGAGATTCCCACTCACGGATCTTTATACCCATGATCCTTTCAAACGCTTCTTTAGTTCCAGGAACAAAGAATTGTTCAATACTACGACTACCTTTAAAATATTGAATCTCAGGTTTAAATTCTTGCTGTAAAGCATAGTTCCTTACAGCATATGGATCAGCGTAGAAATTGTCTACAACCCAAACAGTCTTTTGTGGTTGTCTATTGATTGTACTTACTGGAACGTATTTCATGATGTTTGACAAGCAATTTGATGCAATTCTTTTCCATAATTACCCGAGTCAATATAAAAACTATTATTGACCAGGAAGTAGCATTGTGGGAATGGGAGTTTGCGTTCAGGATCTACAAGACGCTCAGTTTGATATCTCATACTTTCAAAATCACCAATGTCTTTATAACATTCTGCCATTCCTACAATATGCTCATTTCTAAAATCACAGAAGGGTTCTGCCAACATATAACTTTCAAGAGACTTTTCATATTCTCCCATCAATTTATACATCTCACCAATACAATAAAGACTGTAGTATGCCATCTCATTTACACCACCAGTGTATCCTTTAGCATCATAGTCAATAGTATGATTCATCCAAGACTTAAAGTAAAAGATTGCTCTTCTGGCATACTCTTTTTGCTGCTCAAAACCCAAAGGAAACACTGTGGCATATGAAGCATCAAGATAACTTTTAGCAACATACCAGAAATGATATGTGTCCGTAAGTAACGTTCCCTCACGGATATGCTGCTCTTCCAATTTCAATGAGTCACTAATGTATTTGGTGGGTGTAGCATAGCTTTCACCATCCCAGGTTCCCATTTGACGGAGACCTCTTGGAAGATTGACTCGTTGAAAATCTTCACCAACTCCTTCAATATCACAGACAATACATTCATGTGCGACATCATGTTTGAAGTGCCATGGAAGACGTGCGTTCCACATCCAGGCACGATAATAAGTGCATCCAGGATTCTCTGCTGTGATATGAAATGACTGAATATTCGTATCATCAATCAGTGACCAATCAAAGTCATCATCAACCTCAAGATACTCATCACAATCCATCTTGAGAATCCAATCACATCCATGATCATGATTCAAGCAAGTCTGTAGAAGATGGTCTCGGTTCCAACCAAAACCAACCCAACCCTCTTCACACTGATAATAATATCCAGGCACACCTTTCTCTTCAAAAAAGTCCTTGACGATTTGATCTGTGCCATCAGTAGATCCGTTGTCCTGAACAACCCAATAATCAATATACTTATAACACGATTCAAGCATTCTACGAATCACTTTGGATTCGTTCTTGAACATCGTGATCATTACAATTTTGGTTTTCCTTTCCATAATACTCTCTGTTGTATAAAGTCTAGAACTTCTTTATCATCACTCTGCTCTTTAGTTGGAGCGTAAAGTGCTCTTTGTCTGGGATCTACTTTGTCTGGTGGGTCAGTCATATAATAAACTGCCAGACTTTTTCTATACACTCCCTCAGGACAAGATAGAGGTTGAGGAAGACCGTGCCACGAATTTTGTGTGGTATCAAATAGTATAGCACGATTGAAGACATTATGGATAGTCTTCTCTCTCCTCAAAGGCAATTTCTTATCTGGGTTGTGCGACCACAACTCAAGACCACCACCCCATTCACTTTCCCATCCTTCAGTAAGATATACAATAAGATTTAGTTTCCTTTGAAGACCAGACTTTGGATGAATAGAATAATCCAAGTGGATGTTTAATTTACCGCCGCGGCCATGAATATGCCATCCACCACCATGAAGACCAATGTCAGGATATAACTTTTGAATACCAGTCTTCTCACGCAAGGTATTCAAGAACTCACAAGAGTTCAGAAAACAAAAAGTCTTGTAAGTTTCTGGAGGAAAGTTCCACCAGTTATTACTAGACTTTTTATTCTCTAATGGATTTTTGTATTGATACCAAAGATCACTATCATAATCAGGAAACTCTTTAGATAGTTTTCTTGCTTTGTCTATCGGAAAAAAGTTATCAATGACAAGATGATCATAGGGAAAGATATCCATCAAATACTCAAGACACCAGGGAAACGATAACTATCATCTTTGATAGCAACCAAGTGAGCAGCAACACAAGGAATATGCGGTGCCATTTCAAAGGTATCAAGACGATATGCCTGGAACCTGATGTCATTATTCCGGATAAATTGTGCCTTACTCTTGTTTGTGTAATACCAAAAACTATGTTCGTTCCAAAAACTAACATGTGTAGGATCTTGCCATGCTCCACGACCATCAGTAGAGGGGACTTCAATAAATGCCCATCCACCATGAGCCAAAACTCGGTGAATCTCCCTCATAGTTTTGATTGGGTCTCTCAGATGTTCAATTACATGACTGGCATTGATGACACCAACACTATTGTCTTCAAGAGGAATACCATCATTCAAATCACATGTAATATCAGCACCCTCCTGGTCAATAGTCATATATCCAGCACGAGGAAAAAGACCACCACCAATATCAA